GAATCTGATAAACAACTGAACTAATTACAACACGATCTTTAGGTGTTGGCACATAATCCAAATCACCTGCTGAAATAACACAAACCTTATCTTGTGCCTGAATTAAATCATTAACCTCAGAATTGCCAACATCAGAAAGAACACCATTAACAACTGTATCTGCTGTGCTTTCGCTGATCGCTCCTGTTGTTGTGTTATAACTTCCAGCCGTTACTTTTCTAATTGTTACAGAACCACCTAACGCTTTCAATGTGTTAGAAGCTGCTTTTTTTAGAGAAGAAGCAATACCCATTACAAGGAATAAGCGATAACTTGACCACTAGCAAGAGTAATACTTGTGATAACTCCACAAACTTCAGAGCCAACGCCCATTGTGATCCCGTTAATAGTAGATGATCCGTTCTCTGTAAGATTCTCAGCAACAAAAGTTGCCTCAGCAGCAGTTAAGCAATGAACTTTGCCAAACCTGCCTGTATGGGCATTTGTATCTGTAATAATAATGCCTGCTGGATAGTCGTAACCGTAACCCATAATTAAGCCCTTTTGATTGAAATGTTTGCTGGTGTGCTGATTCTAATCCCATTCAGGTATTCTTGAAACAATGGAGGCACTTGATCAGCACCAACCGCCCCAAAGAAACGAGGTGTTACATTAATTGAACCAATAGCAACAGCATTAAAATTCTCTAGTCCTGATAGTCCTAAAGCATCACGATTATTATTTAAATAAACAGCTAAAACAACTTGAGCCTTTTTTACCCTGTCTGGGATCTCTGTATCAGTGTAATAATCAGCAACTAAACGATTAGGAAAACTTAAGCCATAAAGGTTTGTATAGGTATCAGGTTTTCTTACTCCTGACCTCGGCCATTGAAGTGCTTGAGTATCAGCTACCCTTGCACCTAAAAATCTTTCTCTATCAATCCTTTGCGCTGCTGTATATAAAGCTCTGTTTTGATTATCAGTTGAGGATGTGTCCCATGCTTGAACGTCAGCATCTAACACCAAACCCTCAACAATAGAGTTTGCATCAGAACGGGTGATGTAAGTATTAGCGGATGCACCGCCTACAGTTGCATCAAGACTGATCGCCATTTTCTACCTCTGTTTTTTTTGCTCTTGGCTTGCGTTTGGGTTTTGGCTTCTCTAAAAGAGCTGAGGCCGCTTGTTTAGCAGCCTCATTTTGCTCCCTCATACGCCTAAAAGCGTACATTGACATTAGCTTGAAGCACCTTTGATAAGAGCAAAAGATAAAACAATTGCTTCAGATAAAGAACCAGCAGATACGTTAGAAACAGAAATCTTACAACTTCCGTCTGCAAGTGTATTTGCTTGAGCTAAATATGATCCTGCTGTACCAGCAGAAGAATGATTCACAATAACAACATCAGTAGAAGCAATCTTGCTGTTAGTAAGTGTAAAACTTACCTCGGCTGCTGCTGCTAAAGCTGCATTGTTCATTGTGATCTGACCAGACAAAGTGTTCAGCGTTACGGCTGTACTTTTGTTAGTCGCTTGAGTGACGGTTCCGCCGTCTACATAACCGATAGCTTTGCCAGCAGTTACGTCAAAAAGTGATGGCATAATTAATTACCCCTAGTCGTTGTTAGAAACAACAGTTGCACGAACAATACCAATGTTCTTTGTTTCGTAGACTTTCGACCAAGAGCCTACAGTTTCAAGAACAGATCTTGTTGGGTTAACAGTTGACACTGCATACTTCAAACCAACAGGGTGGTAGATGTAATGAAGATCAACAGCCATTGCTTCCTCTAGTGCAAGGATGTCTCTATCAGTTTGAACACGCTGTGGAGCTTGCTCACCTGTTACGACAGAACCATTTGCAAAGAAGAAACAAGAATATTCAGTGCTTGCACCGCTTCCTGTTGTTGGGATGTCATCAGAAACGATTACATTGAGACCCATGAAAGAACCGACTTGCGCACTACCAGCGAAAGCGCCAGCAGTTGAACCAGCAGTTGCGCCTGTATCAGGTGCCCCAGTGTTGTCGTAAATTCTATCAATCGCCTTGCGCTCTACCAAGTCGTAATAAGTCTTGGAGTGCATAGCGATAGAGGTCAATTTCTGACCTTGATCACCAAGAATACTTTGAGCCTTTGCAACGTGGCGAGGACTTAAAGTTGTTGGTGTATCGCCTGATTCAGAATCTATGCAATGAGTAAATAAAGCACTATTTGAATCGTTAGCATTAAGAGAACCAAAAGCACCTGTGAGGCAAGAATACAAATCTTTTTGCTTTTGATTGTTGACATAAGCTGCCAACTTATTACCAATAGCAGCCATAGGATCAGGGCCACCACCAACTGCTAATGCTGCTAAGTCTCTAGAACTGAATGCTCTACCTCTATGAAGTACAACACCGATTTGATTATCAGCAGTAATTTTGCCAGGTGTTAAGGAAGTGCTATCTGTTAGAACTTCAAAATCGCCGCTTAAATTAGCTGCATAAAATGGGATCTTTACAAAATCCCCTCCTCTATCAGAGGAAAGATTTAATTCAGCCAAAGGTGTGACAATTCCACTCTGTAAGAATGAATCTGTCTGTGTTGTCGCCTCTATTAAATAGGGGGTAAAAACCTCTGGAATAATTAAATCGCTTCTTTGTGTACTCATGGAGAATACGAAAAAATTGATTTATTTATAGAAAACGGGCACGACCCTAACTTGGCACGACCAAGATGTTTATATATTAACCTTTTACAGCGTTTTTCAACATTTCATATTTATTTCTATCGGTTCGATATAAACGGCTTTGCTCAGTCAAATTAAAACTATCAGGTGCAAATGGATTCTTTTCACCTGCTGAAACAAATTCTGTTGTAGATGCTTTTACCGTAGAAGCTCCACCGCCTTGAGGTCTGGAATGTTTTTGCACCCAGTTTGGCATTTGTTGTTGCGCCCATTCTTTCACAGGTGTTCTTGTATAGCCATCAACTACAACAACCGTTCCATCTGCGTCCCTAGAAAGCTGATCTTTATTCAAGCGGCCCAATACATATTGAGGATCGTGAACAACATCAGCTAAAGCAGTTACAGCAGGTGCTTCGATTTCTAGCTTTCTTTTTTCAATCCTTAAAGCTTCAATTTCTTTGTTCTTTTCTTCCTCCGCTTGTCTGTATTGACTCGCTAGTTTTTCCCTTGCCTCCTCATATTGGCCTTTTGCTTCCAACTCTTCCTGCTCTTTTTTCTGCTTAAAAGCAATAAGCTCATTTATATCAACACCTTGAGGAACCGCTTTTGCTGTTTCCTTCGCTGTCTTGTAATCAGATAAAAGTTTATCGTTGTGCTTCCTTAACGCCTCAATTTCTGCCTTTAACGCTTCAGTTTCAGGATTAGGTGAATTTGGTCGCTGTAATTCTTCAGACATAAGTTTTTAGTGGGGTTTTAATAATAATACTTATTTTTTACCATTTAGTCTTATCAGCCCAATAAGCTGCACTGGTTTTGCCCTTTGCAATGTTTTTGGCGTGCCTTGCCTTAAAACTTTTTCTCTTTGCTTTATCTGCTTCTGATTCTCCTTTTCTTGGTGGTTTTGTCTTTGCTCCCTGCATACCAAAACGAATTAATTTATATCCATCACCTTGCTTGATTACAACAGCGTGAGACTTTCCGCTTTTGTGGCTCGGTGTTCTAATCGGTTTATCAACACGATCAAAAGTGTGACCGCCTCTCTTTATGCTCATTTTCCTGTTTTCCTCATGGCTAAACGATGCGCCTCAGTAAAGCTTAAACCTTCTCTCATTTTACGTTTCATAAAATCCATGTGCGCTTTTGTATGTCCATGAGTCTCTTGATGTTTTTTTAAAGTATTTTTTTGCCTAGTTGTTAATTTCACTTTTTCTTTTTTCTAGCTTTTGCCAATATATCTGAATCCGCTTTTCGTGCACCACCTTTACCACTAATCAAACTATTTACTCGACCCATCGCCCATGCAGCCATTGGTACATTCCTTGATCCACTAGAGAGATAAGCACCTTGCCCTCTGCGATAAACAGAAGCCAATTGACCATAAGTAAAACGGCTTTTATCTGCCTTTTCTTTTAGTGTCTTTTTTGTTTTTTCGCTTAGTGGTTTTGCTTTTGGTGCCATCTTGTTTTGTGCGTGATTTAGATATAGCCTTTATATCAATAAATTCGCCACGCTTGTATGCAGCAGCAGTTTTTTTAATCTCAGCCGCTTTAGCACTTTTATTTTTTGCGCCGCTTAAATACTTCTTTGCAACGCCTGTTTCTTTATCCTTTGGTACTTTTTTGAACTTTCTTTTCATTTGTTTTTTTGGCTGGTTTGCCTTTTGCTTCAGATAATCTTTCAAGTAAAGATTTTGCCATGATTACTTTTTGTAAGGTTTCTTCTTCTTTATAGCTTTTTTAGGTGTCTTTTTGCCATACATAAGGATAAAAGAAATTTATTTGATTCTACTCCTATTACCTGTAATAATGTCTATATCAATTCAACCCCATCATGGCAAAAGAAGATAGAGCCTCTGAACGGTTTACAGATCTTAGTATGGGTTATTCAATAGACCCTGAAGACAAAAGGACGGATGAAGAAATAACAAAAGACATGAAAAAATTAGGCATAAAAATAACCCGTGTTGCAGAGAAACCACCTGAAGCTTATTAATACGCTTCTAAAGTAATTTCTGTAAAAGATCTTTCGACACCGTCTTCTATCCATTCTTTTGTCTCGGCAGAAAGAACCTTATAACGAACCCCTCTAGGTTGAAGAATTTCTTTTTCTTGTAAACCGTTCCAAGGTTCAATTGAAGTTCCATGTTTATTGACTTGCTTAATCATTACTGAATGTTTATCAGCAGAAAAACCACTCGCAATTCTTCTGTTTGCAGTCCAGCTTTCCATTGTTAAACTGGCATCACCCCTTTTGTAAGATTCAACAATTGACTCAACAATTCTTTTGTCTTGGAAACCTATTCCTCTAAAAATTGTTCCATCAGGTTCTTTTTGCCCTGCCATCAAGCCTTGCGGTTTTCCTTTCCACTTAGGAGCCTTTGAAATATAATTCTCCATCTGATCTGCATATCTAGCCCACGCGTTACGAACCCCTTCATTCCTAGCCCTAATTTCCCTATACCTTTTTAAGTGCTTGATTTGGGCAGGGTTTAATTGCGCCCCTACTGCTTGTGCTTGATCTAATTGGACACCTCGTAATTGCATATAATCACTGCCTGACCATTGCCCTATAGTTTCTTCTGTTTGCTTAAATTTAGCTTTTGTTAAGCCAACTTCTTCTGGCTTTGGCTTAAACATCAAATCTTCAGATTTTTTCTTACCTAAGCCTGAAGTTTTACGAACCGCACTTGTTCTTGATTCACCTGCAAGGTTTTTATCAAGGAAACTAGGATCATTCCATTTCCTGTTATCACGTTTAATTTCTTTTTTAGGTTGTAAAGCTTTCTTCGCTTTGTTATCAAGTTTCTTTTGTAGTTTTGCAATCTTGTCATCTTCAATCCTGCGAGCCAATTGCTTTGGAGTAATTGTTTCAAATTGATCTTTAGGAATTAATTTGAAATTAAAAGCCTTTGCCGATTTGAAATATTTTTGTTCTGCTTCAGAATTTAGTTTTAGATTATCTAAGAATTTAATTGTGCTTTGCTCACCTTTAGGAAGCTTCTCAAACGTAGCAACGTCAGGTACAACATCTTGAACAGATCTAATACTTGACGGCTTGCCATATTTCTTTTTTAGATCTGCAAGCGTTAACTCTGTTCCATCACTTCTAATAACCTGCCTTAAAGCATCCTTACCATTACTCTTTGCTGCTAACCGATTAAAATATTTTGCTTTCTCAAATCCTAAAGTTTTAATCTGCAATTCACTTGGTTCATAAGCCTTTAATTTGTTATTAGTTCCTTTTGCCCGTTGTTTATATAACCAGTCTCCATAACTTTCTTTTTGAGGGACTCGGCCAGTTTCACTTGGTCTTGTTGTGATTTTTGTTTCTTCAGGTGGTGTTAGTCCCAAGTTTTTATAATCAATAACAGGAACAGTTGTAGACCTGCAATTAAAATGCTGTGGCGGTGTTGGCCCTTTGTCATACTCAAATTTTTGACCGTCTAATCTTTGGCATGTTGAACTTGTTCTACTATCAAGCGTTGCCACATATTCATATTTAGAAGCAACATCTTTATTTGCAGCATAAACACTTTGGCTCGCTGCATTACTAACTTGATTGATTGACGTTCTAACAATCGTTTTGATTTGATTATTTGCAAGTTTTAATGGTTGGTTTCCTGCCAAGGCAAAAGCTCTTGTTCCTTTTTTTGCGTATTCATTAAAATTCAAACGCCCCATTAATCGCCTTGCAATCTGCACATTTGTTTCGCCTGATAAAACACCTTGCCTAATTGCTCCACCTAATCTTTCACTTGATCTTGCTGCTATCCCTCTAAATGCTTTCTCTACAGTTTCACCATTAGGCAGCGTCAGTAATTCACCCCGCCTTGTGGTCAGTGCAAATTCTCCAGCTTTAAACTTTTTAAATTCTTCCTCTGGTCTTCCAAACAAGTTCAACCTTGTTGGATCTGTACTAACAACAGCATCACCAAAGCCTTTGCTGACTGCAACACTATTAATAGGAACATTTCCAGATGCTACAGCTTTTTTTAATTCACCTTCGATAAATTCAGTTTGTAATACTGCTAAATCTTGAAGCTCTTTCTTGAACGCCCTAGCAGATTCACCTGACCATGTTGCAAGACTATCTTTTGACTGCTTGATAAGTGACCTTAATCTTTTCCTTGTTTCAGGTGCAACGGCGTTGATTGTTCCCTGCTGCCTAAATTCAATATCAACAAGTCTTTCTGCTGCTCTTGCAATAATGTCATTATAAGCTCTTGCATATTGACCAGCAACCGAATTGCTATATCGGTTTAAATCAATAACCTCTCTATAAAACGCCTCAGGAGTTGACATTCATTAAGCCGCTTCAGTTGGAGCTGCATCCATCTCAATCAATCCACCCGATTGCGTACTTTCCAACTCTTCTTCAACATCAAAGTCATCTGCTAAGACTTCACCAGAGGAAAGTTGATCAAGCAATGTCTTCTGTGAAATAGTTCCAGCCGTATAAAGTTGCAACAAGCTTTGTATTTCTTGCGGCTCTAATCTTGCGCTAACAAAATCACGATTAACAAAACTACTTCCAGCGTTAGGCTCATTCAAATACATGGAATGAAACCTCAAACAGTTATCAACTAAATCCTGCATCTGTTGAGCTAAGACCATAAGCGTTGCATCACTTTGGCTTCTATCAATCCGCTTTGCTTCTGCACTTTCACCCACCAATTTAGAACCCATTACCGCCGCTAATGAAAGCGTATTAATTTGCTTTTCAATATCGTTCAACCTTCTAAACTGACTATCAAAACTATCCCCAGAAGGGCTTATATATTCTGCTCTTGATTCTTGCGGTAAACTTAACGCCTCACCTGGCCCTGCTGAAATCTCATCTGCACTTGCAGGGAAACCATAAAAAGCTAATAAAGGAACAGCAGAAACAGAAAGAATATTATCAAGATCCGATTGAATTTGATAATGCTTCAAATTTAATTCTGCTATGTCATACAACGGACTCCTAGACTCATAAGGCCCAACCCTATTTGCATAAGCAATAGAGAATGGAATTTCATCTAAGCTCATGGTTCCAGAGTCATGGATATAAAAATCACCCTTATCTTTTTTTCTGTGAATTTCAAAGCTACGAGGTTCTAAAACTCTGATTTGTTCAACTGTCTTTTCTCCATACTTCCCATCTGGTTCAACAACTCTTTCAAGCAATCTAAGTTGAGATAATTTCCTAACACCTTCTACAATCTCTGTTCTCCATCCAAGAATATCTGACGGTTGATAAGTTACCCAGTACGGTCTTGCCTTTTCACCTTCTTTTGGTGCATCAACTAAAACACCAACATGGCCAAAGCTTATTGCTTGCCTTGCTGTTTGATATAACCAAACATTTAAATCATTCCCCTCTAAGTCAACATCAAATAATTGCTCCCGTACTAAATCAGAAACATCATCAAGCCTTATTGGTTTTCTTACCAGCATCCCCGATAACATTTTTTCAATTCGCTGCACAAATGGAACAACCGTTGAACGACTCAATCGAACATCATAAGAATCATCTTGTTCTCTAGGTTGTTGTGGTAGATATTTTCTATGTTCACTCCTGATCTTGTAAGTGCCTTCTCTTAAATCGGTAATCAATCCCCAGAAGTTTGCCATGCGCTGATAGGCAGCGTTAGGACTTGCAACCGTAGTAGCTGCAACGGTTGTAATGGGGTTGTAGATTCCGTCAAGAGTGCCGTACACTTTTTTTCCTCATAATATCAAGCTTTTAGTAGATTCTAAAGCCTGTTCTTGCTCCTGCCTTACTGTAAATCATATTGAACTCACGATACACAAGATACCCCAAACAATCATTTAAATGATCAAAATTATTTTGCTTATCTGGTAAACCTGTTTTCTCGTCATAACTTTGTAATTCCAAACTTTCAATCAATGATTTGCAACGGGCATGAACCGCCATTCGCACCCGTCCTTTTGAGTTTTCCAAGAGTGCTTGTAAGGTCTGACCTTATCT